TTCCAACAGATGATGCAGGATTTGGTTCAAGCGATACAGGATTTGGTGCTTTGTCAGGATTGCAGAAATTTTTTATAGATGCAGAAAAGGGTTATAAAGATTTTATTTCTAGTATAAAAACAGTTCAAGAAGAAATACAGGGTGTTTTTAAAACAACTTACAATGAACTTACAAAATTAACTACAGATTTTCTTAAAACTGGTAAAGCTAGTTTTAAAGATTTTGCAACAGCAGTCGTTGATGAATTAATAAGAATTGCTATTCAAAAGCTTATCTTAGATGCAATGTTTCAAAGTTTTGGCGGTGTTCTTGATACTTTTGCAAGCGGTGGTAAATTTGGAAGAAATTTTTTCAAAGATGGAACTATCGGGCCGAGAAAGCCAATCTTTGAAGGTGGTGGATATACAGGTATGGGTGTAAGAGCAGGTGGAATTGATGGGCGTGGTGGCTTCCCTGCAATACTACATCCAGACGAAACAGTTATAGATCACACAAAAGGACAGGGTATGGGAACTACTGTAAACTTTAATATATCTACAGTAGATGCAGCAGGTTTTGATGAACTGCTTGCTACAAGAAAAAATATGATTGTAAGCATGGTTAATCAAGCTTATAACTCAAGAGGAAAAATGGGGATTGCATAATGTCAGGCACTTTCCCAACAACAATCCTTCCAAGATCATTGTCACTGAAAGACAATAGGCCAACATTATTAAATCAATCAGTTTCAGGAAAAAGAGTAACAAGAAAATATGGATCTCAGTATTTTACTTTAGAAATATCTTTGCCACCACTTGAGAAAACAAATGCAATGGATGTCTTTGCTTTTTTAAAACTACAAGAAAACAGCTTTGAAAAATTTGATTATCAATATCCAATAATTAACAGAGGGGAAAATAGAACACAAACAGACATAAAAGCAGATGGTGCGCACTCTGTTGGAGACTCAACTATTGCATTAAAAAACTTTGATACTTCAACATCTAATGTTCTGAAAGCTGGTGATGTTATAAAATTTTCAGGCCATGACAAGGTTTATATGGTGACAGCAGATTTAACATCTGATAGTAGTGGAGATGCTACAGTTTCAATTTCTCCAGGTATCATAAGCACACTTGCAAATAATGAAGCAGTAACAGTAGATCAACCTAATTTTAAAGTTTACTTAGAAGGTGATATTTTATATACAACAAACTCTACAGGTTTATTTGCTATTAGCTTTTCTTTGAGAGAGTGCATTGAGTAATGTCCAGATCACTAAGTTCATCTTTATTAACTCAGCTTGCAAATCCTACAAACACTTTTGCTTTCTTACTTGAAATAAATACATCAACAGTATTTCGATTGACTGATCATCAATTTGATGTAACTTATGACTCTAATAGCTATACATCATCTGGTGAAATAATATCAGTAAGCACAACTCCAGAAACAGGAGAACTTAAGGTAGAAGAAACTACAATTGAACTATCAAATATTAATTCAACTTTAATATCTGTTTTCGATGATCAAAATTATATTGATAATACTGTAAATATTTTTCTAGCTTTCTTTGACTCAAATGAGTCTTTTATTGATGCTTTTACATATTTTTCTGGAAACATCAAGACTGTAGAAGTAAATGAAAGCAAAACAGACTCAACAATATCTGTAGTATGTGCAAATCATTGGAGTAACTGGGATTTAAAAAAAGGCAGACATTTTACTGATAATTCACAACAATTAGCTTTTACAAGTGATGTTGGACTTGAATATGCACATGTTACCAAAGCAGATATTAGGTGGGGTAGCTAATGGGTATTTTTCAAGTATTACAATTAGTTGCAACAATAATAACTGTTATAACAGGTATTAAAAATTACAGGACTGTAAAAAAGCTGAAAGATCAAGGCCAAGATATTTTAGCAACTAAAGTCGCTGATGGTGGCAAAATACCAATTATTTATGGTAGAAGGAGAGTAGGATCAACACTTCTATATATGGACACTGACTCTGGTAATTCAAAAGAATTATTTGTTGTGTATGGCTTATGTTTGGGTGAAGTTGATGCTATAGAACTTGACACTATAGAAATTAATGGCGTGCCGTTATCAGATACAAAAGTTTTTAGAGATGGTTTTTATACTGGATCAGATAAAATAAGTAGTGGTGCAGGATCTCTAAATACTGTTACACAAATCGGTGATATTCAAACATCAACAACAAATGGAAGATCTGGTGATGATCCAACCAAAAGATATAGAATGGTTTTCAATGCACATCATGGAGCAGATGATCAAACTGTAGATCCAATGCTTAACGCTTCACAACCTGCAAGGTTTGGTAGTAATCATAGACTAAGAGGTATTGCTTACATTGCTGCATCTTTTCAATTTGATACAAGAGGAATGTTCACCTCCACCCCTGAGCTTACAGTTGTTGTAAAAGGTAGAAAACTTTACGATCCTAGACTTGACGGATCAATAACAGGTGGCACAGGATCACACAGAATAACTGATGCTACCACTTATGAGTGGTCAAATAATGGTGCTTTATGTTTACTAGATTATATGCACCAAGAATATGGAAAAGGTTTAGCTTCTGCTTCTATAGATTTACAGTCTTTTCAAACGGCAGCAAACACTGCTGACACAGTTGTTGATGTTCCTGATTATGGTGGTTCTTATGCTTCTGCTACATTTACAGGTATTTTAGGAAATAACTTTATAGAAGTTGACGAAACTACTTGGAAAAAAGTAAAAGGTGGCGAGCTTATAAGTGTAAAAGATAGTAGTGGATCAGTAGTTATAAATCAAAAAGCAGTTATTGATACACAAAGATTTAAACCACACACTGAAAGCACACAATTCAGAATAGGTATAGGTGAAGATCCACCAGAAAAAATAACAAAAACGGCTACTTTCTCAGCATCAAATAATGATGCAACGATTACTGTAACTTGTAGTTCTCATGGTGCAAGTCAAGATGATAGAGTTCTTTTTGCTGGTGCAGTTTCATTAGGTGGCAACATAACTGCAACAGTTTTAAATAAGTTATATACAATCACATCAGTAGCAGATGCAAACACTTTTACTTTTGAAGCTACAAATCTTGATGGCACAGAAGTAAAGGCAAATAGCTCAGATACAGGCAATGGTGGCGGCAGTGTTGTTGCTAAATTTATGTATGAAGATGAAGGTGGTTCTGTCTTAACGCAGGCAAGAAGATTTCCTTGTGATGGTGTTATTGATACTAATGAAACTGTTTTAGAAAATGCAAGAGAATTACTATCAAATATTAGAGGTTTTTTAAACTATATTGATGGTAAATATAGTGTTCTTGTTGAAGATACAGGATCATCTTCTTTTAGCATAACTGAAGATCATATTATAGATGAAGGTATTAAAATTAAATATGAGGACAAAGCTAACAAACTAAACAAAGTTGTAGCTAAATTTTTCAATGCACAGAAAAAGTTTGAGCCAGATACAAAATTTGCCGTGCATAATGACAACGCATCAACATTCACTAATGATGATGGTGGTGAGGAACTTGAGCAAGTTATTGAGTTACCTTTTATTACAAATCCATACAATGCTTTTAATATGGCAAAAGCTATCATTGGAAGAAGTAGAAATCAAAAAACAATATCTTTTATTGGAACACCAAGACTTCTAAATCTTACGGCAGGAGATGTTGTAGATATAACCTATTCACCCTACAACTTATCTGGGAATGTATATAGAGTTGAAGCCGTTGATCTTTTGGATAATGGATTAGTAAATATACAGATGCTTGAATACATAGATATATATACATGGGATGCAGTGCCACCAACAGAAAATGTAGGAGCCTTGCCAGACTTGCCTACAGGACAAGAAGCAAGCAAACCAACAAATCTAACATTTACAGACTCAACAAATGTAGCAAATAATATTAAAAGACCTTTCTTGTCTTGGACTGCTGCAACAGATTATCCTGCCAAAAAGTTTCATGTAAATATTGTAGACTCAGCAGGCAATGAATTACTTGATAGAAATACTAGAAGAGAGTTTATGAATTTAGGCTTTCTGCCAAAAGGCACAAATTATGTTGCTAGTGTTTCAAGCATAAATGCAAGGAGAGCAGAGTCAGATGCAGCTACACTTACTTTTACAATTGCAGACGAGCCTGTTCAATCTGCTGATATTGCAGCTGCTGCTTTTTCTAGCAATACAATAACAGGAGTTAATAACACAGATGGTAGGATAGCTATATCTGGATTGACTGGAGGTGTTGGATTAGCAACAATAAATCTAGCAAATGACTTAGACTCTTTAGGTCAAGTATCAGTTACTGAGTTAAAAAACTCTACAGTATCAAGCAACACAAACATAAAAATAAATCCAGCTGCTAATACCATCTTTGAAGTTAATGGCTCTGAGAAAGCTAGGTTCGATAACAATGGAAGATTAGGTATTGGTCAATCTTCACCAGCAACTTTACTTCATTTAGAAGATGCTACTGATCCTACAATCACAATGAAAGATACAACAAACAACTGCACATTTGAGGTATTAGCATCTAATTCATCTGCAATAATTGGAACATCAAGCGATCATAGAATTTTATTTAAAGTAAATGATACGGAGAGAATGAGATTGACTGCTCAACATCTTTTACTTGGAACAACATCAACAACTATTGACTCTTCTAACTTTGGTATTTTACTAAACAGAAGTAATGGCAGGATCAAAAATGCAATTGATGTTGGTGGCAGTGGTAATGTAACTCAAATGTTTGGTAACGCTGGTGAGTTTAGAGTCAAAGGCGATGGCGATGTGCAAAACACAAATAACTCTTACGGAGGTATTTCAGATCAAAACCTTAAAGAAAACATAGTAGATGCTACAAATAAACTTGATGACATAAATCAAGTGCAAATAAGAAACTTTAACTTTATTGGAAGCGATCACAAACAAATTGGTGTCATTGCTCAAGAGTTAGAAAGTGTTTTTCCAAGCCTTGTTAAAACAGATGATGAAGGCCTAAAGTCGGTCAAATACTCAGTCTTAGTGCCAATTCTAGTAAAAGCCTTGCAAGAAGCAGACGATAAGATAGATGCTCTTACTGCAAGAGTAGAAGCTCTAGAGGGTAACTAATGGAGTCAGCAGTATCAATCATTACAGAGTTAGGTTTTCCTATTGCAGCAGCTTTAGGTCTTGGTTTGTTTGTTTGGAAGTTAATAAACAGGATTATTGATGGTATGGAAACAAAACTTGATACTGTTGATGATAAGGTAAATTCATCTATCGCAGCAATGGAAGATAGACTTGGAACAAAACTTGACTCACAACACAAAATATTAGTATCTTTGATTGATAGGGTGCGTAGCTTAGACAATGAAATAATTAGACAAGATACGCTTATTAAAACTATTTTAGGAGTGCCACAGCTTATTGATAGTAACAAAATAGCAAAGGCAGATAGAGATGATCAAAGAAAAGACTAAACTACCATTACACTACAAAATTATAATCATATGGGCATTGATTTTGTTAGTTGGAATAACCGCAACAAATTTAAAAGCAGATCAAATTACATTCAAGTTTAAATCACCATCTTTTTCTGGTGTTGGCACAAGTTCACATTATCTTACTATTGAAAACCAAGAGCATATGAGAAAAATGACTATCAAAGAAGAAATCAAAGCTTTACAAGATCAGCTGAAAAGAGATGCAGAAAATACAACATTAGCTAGATTTATTCGTAACTTAGAGAGCCGTATCTATGCACAAATATCAAGGCAAATAGTAGAAGCTATGTTTGGTGAAGAGCAAAGCACAAAAGGATCTTTTGAACTTGAGGGCAATATAATATCTTACGAAATTATTGACGGCATGATTATACTAACAATATTCAATACAAATGATGGCACGACAACTACTATTGAGCTTCCTCTTGGTGATTTCTCTTTCTAGTTGTGCTGTCTTTGATGTTGTCAAAGATACCCAACCTGAAAGATACTCAAGCAAAGGACTCAATAATTATTCAATATTTGATTTACAGTCCAAAGAACTTCTAAATGTCCAGGCACCTATTATAAAACCAGTAGTAGCTGTATATCCTTCATCATTTATAGATCAAACAGGGCAAAGAAAAAGTAACAGTGAGTTTGCTATGTTCTCATCTGCTATTACTCAAGCACCAAACACAATACTAATTAGATCACTAAAACATGCAGCTAATGGTAATTTTTTTAGAGTTGTTGAAAGAGTTGGACTTGAGAACTTAACAAAAGAAAGACAGCTAATCAGATCAACAAGAGAACAACTTGATGATGAAAAAATTCTTTCACCTTTGCTTTTTGCAGGTGTTTTGCTTGAGGGTGCTGTTGTAAGTTTAGATAGCAATTTGTCTACAGGTGGAGTTGGTGCAAGATATTTAGGCATTGGTTCTAGCATGCAGTATAGAGAGGACTCTGTTACTGTAAGTCTGCGAATGGTATCAGTAGCGACAGGTGAGATACTTATAGAAGTAATGTCACAAAAAACTATATATAGTTATGGCCAGTCTCAAGATGTATTTAGGTTTTATGAAATGGCAACTGAATTAGTAGAACTTGAAATAGGATCTGCGTCAAATGAAAGCACTACCATAGCTCTAATGAAAGCTATTGAAGGCGCAGTTTTACAACTCATTAAAATAGGATATGATAGAGGTTATTGGAAATATGAATAAATTATTAAATATACTTTTCTTTTTATCTTTATCTGTGTTAGCAGATAATGAAATATATGTAGATCAATCTGGTAATGCTGCAAGTATTGATCTTGAACAGTTGGGTTCTTCAAACCTTATAGGTGGCACAGATGCAACTTCTGGCAATCTTACTGCTTTAGATTTAGATGGATCATCTATGACACTTGATATAAACCAAATAGGCACAAGTAATATTTTCAGATCAGATGCAATTGATGGTGATAATTTTACAGGTTTTTTTGAGTTTGATGGAGATAGCAATATCATGGATATTTTGATGAATAGCACAGGACTCATATCTGCTGATTTTGTAAATCTAAATATAGATGTTACAGGTGGCAGTAATGAATTTGATTTAGCTATTGCAGAGGATGATGATGCTTCATATCTTGATCTTGACTGGATTATTCTAGGCGATAGTAATGAACTTACTTTTGCGATTGACTATGCAAATGCTACATCTTATGTTGACATCAATGGCAGTTTCAATGAGCTAGACTTTACTGGAAGTGGTTATGGTGGAACTTCATCTGCTGACTCTGGCTATTTTTACTTAGACTTAGACGGAAGTTCAAATGATATTGACATCACACAATCATCAAC